GTCTCCGGAGGGCACTCCTTGTACTGCCCGGTAGACACAATTATCAACAATTTGAATCCTGTCCAAAAAGGCATCTACTCTTGTTCTTCGTCGTTGTTCGTTGACTTTGTCTTCCTCGTGAAGCTTCAAAAACTCAATTTCTATTTCGAAGTGATCTCCGATGTCATTAGAGTCCACGTTTCCGTCCCATTCTGCAAAGTCTTCTGGTAACCACTTTCTTCCTGTGGCTCCCAAAAAATGAATTAGTCGGGACGCATCTGGTCCATGCATATCAAGTCCAAGAGCGGAACCAACTTCATAGCCTATTGCTAGTCTAAAAGCTTGAACTGCTCCAAACAAACGTCGGTGAATAATTTGCCACGCTACATTGTGTACATTGAAGAAACGAGTCTTGTACAATCTTGCGATCGAACGTTTCTCATCCTTAAGTGTATCAACGTAGAAGTTGTGACGAACTACTCCTTGCGCTAAGCCATCCCAAATCTCATCGAGATAGCGTTGTAACAGTGGTCCTGCTTGGTATCGGATTCCACCGTCCTTTCTCATTCCAATCTCTTCAAATAGAAAATTTCTTCCTGTCTGTCCTGATGGTCTTAATTTCACAAACGGAAAACCTGGTGAAGTGTCCATTCGTAACGGTGCGATGTATTTTTGTCCGACGATTCCGTTAATTGCCTCGTCCTGCGTCAGTGTTCTGAGTGGTCCATTGAAGTCTTTACTCGCTTTCTCGAGCTTTTTGATCTTGTGACGAATTACCTGGTTCATAATAGTGCGTGGCCTCTTATTGAAGTGCACCTTTCCAAATTTATCTACTCCTCTTTGGACAATATCGCCAGGTGATCTCGGGTCCTTGTCGTTCAAAATGGCCGGTTCCGTAGTGTGTTCAAATATTTGGTCGAAATACGGAGAAGGAACGATATCCGTTTTACGGGGCATCGCTACTACCCATTTCTCTTCCAATTGTCCAATAATTTCGATACGGCCGGTAGGAACTACTCGCAGAGTGTGGTCAACGGGGAGATCCTCGCTGAATACTTCATACTTGCGAGCACAAAAACGCGAAATGTCGTCAATACTCTTGCTTTGTCCAATCACGATGTCTTCTGTGATTATTCGATCAATCAACTCTCGGAATAGGGCGAACGAAAAACCCAATGAACGCACTCCTCCGAAGTGAAATCCAACAAGCTTTTTGGTCAGATTTTTATTTTTGCAGATCAATGGAGATCCACATGCTCCGGGGGCAACATCCACGTGATATTCCCATCCTGCGGCCACTGCTGTTTTGGCCGTAATTCCTTCCTTTTGCAATCGGGTTTCAACTCGTCGGTC